GTCATTCCGGCAACACCTTCTGCCTTAAAGGATGCCGTACCGGACGCACCGTTTTCTCCGTCCGCCTCAAAACCGGAACTTACCCAATAGGCAAGACCGTCATCTGCACGGGAATTTCGCAGATGATTGAATGGCACAAGTTCTCGGATATCATTGTTTGATACCATGCCTGTGCCTTCCAGTGCATCAGCAATAGTATCAATGGAACTAACCGAGCGGCCCAGGTTCTTAAGCGTAGTAGAAAGTTCCAATACTGTATTCCAAGGCTCCTGCAGATTGTACTCTCGACGCACAATACGGGTAGTGACCGATAATCCCAAATCCTTATCTTCCACACGGACATAATCGCCTAAATTCCAAGCCTCATGCTCATAGCCTGTCAGAACAGACAAATCCATCGCATTCAGCACATAGGACATGGTCGGCTTGCAGTATTCCGCAAGGCGCATAGCCGTGTATTCCTTCATCTGATACGGATTTGTAAAAGAGGAACAATCCAGTGTGCTAATACGGATTTCGGAGGAATATGTGAAGTCCTCAAGGTATGCCTTTCCATTATTGATATCGGCAAATGTCATGCCGTTGGCACCGACCGCATAAAGCCTTGTTACAAGCGAACGGGTATCCACCACACGTTCGATGCTTTTCATATTCTTCTTATAAGCAAACAGGGCACCGCTGTCTTTGCCGTTGACCGTAAGCAGATGCACCAGTCGGTTCGGACAGTCAAAAACAAGGTCACCGCCGTGAAGATTGGCAACGCTGCGTAAGATGGAAAGTGCGTTTTTCTCCGAACTCGTCCAGGTACGTTTGGAAGTCACATTGACCGTTCCCACACTCCACTCGGTATCAGCAAGGGCATACGCCATAGCAGCCTCCGCCGTTTCCGCATCAAACTTCTTTTCTTCCTTACGGACGGAAAATGTTAAATCGTAAAATTCCGCCTCAGCATACACCTGTGTGACGGTACTTCCTGTGGTGTCCTTTACATCCGTGATGGTGCGGATTTTATAAATATCATCAACGATCTGGATTTTCTTCTCGTTTTCAAGATATTTACGCTTGCTGTCACGGAACGGAATGAAAAAGGTCAGCGTGTCCTCGCCATTGATTTCGCCAGTAACGATAATGTCATAGGCATTCTCCAAAATGGCCTCCCATGCTCCGTTGTCATCGAGAACCACAGGACGGGCGTAACCGATTTTTTCATACGGTGCTTTTGGAATATCATAAAGACGGATATCTACAAGTTTCGGTGTTTTGGAGGTATCCGTTGTAGTCAGCGTTACCTTGAAACGGATATAGTTTCGGTTGGGCGATTGCAGTTTTCCATCAGAGCCGACCTCAATCCAGTCGCTCCAATCCAAAAGGTCATCACTTGTGGATGTTTCCACCGATGCCACTGCCGTTGTGCCTGCGATATATTCACTGGTATAAGACACTCTGCCTGTGCCGGATAGATTGCATTCCACCGCTTTGGTGTAGAGGATACCGCTTTCCGGGTACACGCCATCGGTAGCTTTCAGCGTTACGCAGTCGGCTACGGTCAGGGCATCCACATCAGCGGAATTGGATGCACCGTTGCACAAAATGGTGGCATTAAAATAATCTACCAAATCATCTGCGGTCAGTGGAGAATCGCAGTCCAGGAACCACTCATCAAAACCACCTGCGTAATAATAAGTTGTGGCGTGCATACCGATGATGAGGTCTGCGGTACATTCCGTATTCAGCGTTCCCGTAAAAGTCAGCACATCGGACTTGAAGCAGGTGCCGGAAGAACGGTCGCCAATGACATATGTGAACTGCTTGTTATTTGGTTCAATTACGCCTGCGATAAAATACCAACCGCCATTCACAAGAGAAAACGATGGTGTCACGGTCTTATCCAGTATCAGTGTGCCGGAGGAATTATAGAGCATAATTCTCGGCTTGCCGGAATACANAGACAGATAGAAAATCGGCTGTCCNGGACCNTAACGGGTATTNAANATCGGACAGAANGTATTNCCNACGGAATAAGTGGTAGGACACATCCAACCGCCCACGATGATACGCTCACCAAGGTTTGCAAAAATTGTGCCGTCATTAGTCACCTGCAGGTGGGTTTTCTCCGTAGTCGGATTATTGATATTAAAGCGAATCTGACGCCCTTTCGGACTTTTACTAAGATTGGCGGTTGTGCCACTCCAATTTACAACAGTAAAGTTGCGTCCATAACCGGAAGAGTCGGCAAGCGCCGTATCCTCATCCGGTGCAGACTCGTTGAAGCGCCACAAGCCGGAGGCGGCATACTCTGCCGGAAACTCGCCCGTGAAATCCTTTTGTTTATTCAGAATTGTTTTCAGAGACATACCGTCACCTCCATCTGCTCTTGGCCTGTATTTGTAATTCCGTCAGCGTGGCATTGCTAACTTCCACGGTGACCGTGTTATCTCCGACAGCCAGTGTCGGAAAGTTCAGTTCTTCCAGATACGGCAGGCCGTTTCGCAGAGTCTCACCGTTTTCATCCACCACATAGGCGGTCATTTTATCGGTATCCACAACAAGGATTTCTCCCTCGGAAAGCGTGGCATTTACGATTTTCAGTTCCGAGCCGTTTGTGGTAATGCTGATATAATTGGCCGACCCGGAAGTCAGTACGCCCTCAATGCGGTAAATCGGCAGGGATTCGATGTTGCCGATGGTGCGGGTCACGGTATGAGTGCCTTCCTCGGTTATGGAGAAGGTTTCGTCCGTGATGGCATATCCGAATGGGTCAGGGCAGAAAAACTTCAGTTCAAAACTGCCTGCCGAGCGGATAAGCCTTTCGCAGTCCACCGTATCGTTAAGCCTCGCCATAAAATATCGGTCCGGCACATCATCAAGCACAAGCTGGCGCAGGCCCTGCACCGGGTCAAGCCATGCAGCTACATCATCCAAAGCAGATACCAAGGAGGTGAAACTGTACTTGGGATAGATGTTGCACTGCACCTTGATTTCACGATAATCGAAGTCTGCTCCGAAATCCGCCACACCATATTTTCCCGGCACGGTGGTGGTAAAGTTTCGAAGTTTACCACACACCTGCCACGAAGTCAGACGGGCTTTGAGGCCCATGCTGCTCGATGCGATATCGTTAAATATAAATCCCATAGGTCAAAACCCTCCTTTATGCTGTAGTGAAGTGGCCCTGCGCACGGGAGCCACTTTGAATCAGGTTGTAAAGTTCCTGAGAAATCTTACGGATATCTTCCTCGCTTCGGACAATCATCTGCTGAATGGTAATCATGGCACCGCCGCCCGTTCCAATACCGGAAACAGTGTCGTTTCGATTTACCGTAGCATTGACCTCGAAATCCGTAGGCAGCGCCGTGGTCATATCCTCAGCCAAGCTCTGCATCACATCATTGATGTCAGCGCTCATGGCTTCCGCAGCTTTGACAGCTTCGCTGCCGTTGTCCTCAATGGAGCCGGACAGACCTTTTACCAGCATCTCACCAATCCAAGCCATCTCATCCGAAGGCGAATGGATACCGAAGAAGTCGCAGATGCCGTCCCAGATGGAAGAAATCCACCCGGACACCTTGTTCCAGAGCCAAGATGCAAGGGACTGGATGCCCTGCCACAAGCCTTTGACAAGGTTGCCGCCGACCTGCGCCATTTGGGATACGCCTTTGCTCAGGGCCTGCACAAGACCTGTGATAATCTGAGGCACAGCCTTCACGATTGTTACAATAATGATCGGCAGGTTCTTAATCAGCGAGGTCAGCAAGGAAATACCGGCCTGTACGATTTGTGGAATATTGTTGATGACCGCATTGACAATGCCAGAAATAATCTGCGGGATAGCGGCCACAATGGTGGTGATGATCTGCGGCAGCGCCTCAATCAGTGCCACCAACAGGTCAATGCCTGCTTGGATGATTTGAGGAATCGAACCAAGAACCGCAGAGATAATTCCTTCAATAATCTGTGGGATAGCCTCCACAATAGCCACGATGATTTGCGGCAGCGCAGAAACCAGTGAAGTCAGTAGCTGAATGCCTGCCTCAATAATCTGCGGAATGGCACCGATAATGAAATCAACGATGGCCAGAATAATGGAAGGGAGTGCCTCAATCAGCATCGGGATTGCCATAAGCAAGCCTTCTGCAAGCCCCATAATCAGCTGCAGCGCTGCATGCTCTAGTCAAGTAAAATTGTAACAACAGTTTGAAAAGTTAAGCTGATTTATACATTGCTCTCTTTTTGGATGGTGAGATGCCATTATTAAATGTA